TTATATAAAGCTTTAAGTTGCTCAGGATCTGCATCATCAATATCTAAATTATCAATTAACTCCTTAATTTTATCTCTTGTATATATGACAAATCTTTTTTCTTGTTCTGTGTTTTCTTCACCCAACACATTAAGATGTCTACGTGGTGGAATCTTACCACGTACCTGCTTTCTGTAAATATCTTCTAATGACCACTGCATAATTTTATTCGGTATCTATTTTTATATCTTGAAGCTGATCTGCCACAGGTTCATCTGAAAACTGTAACAGCCTTTGTATTGTTTCTATCACTTTAGTTGGGTCTGTATCAGCAAATTCTTCACTTACGGCGCTTGCTACCTGAGCATCTTGTACAGTAGGTCTGTACCTAAATGCGTCAGCTAATATTTGCGCTAAATATATCTCTGACTCAGGTGTAATGCCACCCAAACCAGGTCCTCTTGTATATACAGCCCTTAGTTGAACAGGCAACCTTGCAACAACATTCTTAATTACTGATCTTGGACCTAAATCTGATGTTGGCGGTGCTTCTTGATGTGAGCCTATCTTTAATAACTCTATATCTTCAATAGCATCTGCGTCTTGATCTGTTGGTAAATAGGCAAATGCAGCTGCTATCAATTCAGCTATAGCCTGTTCTCCTGGAGAAGGTGGTTCTTGCTCTACCTCTTCAACATCTACCTCTACATCAGTCTCTTCAACATCAGCCCCCATATCAACCTCTTCAACCTCGGCAACATCTTGTTCGAGATACAGATTCATGTACTGTTCTATTAATTTTAACGTTTTCATACTATACCTTTACAACACCACTTTGGATATCTCCTGCCGCGGCGACAATTTGTTCTGTTTCCTGTTGATAAGCTGCTGCAAGTGACTGTATTGCTGCTTCTCGATCAGCAATTGCTTGAGCCGCCATAGGATTGCCTGCTTCCGCTTGAGCTTGAAGCATTTCATTGTCTTCTATTGGAATATCTGGAGCATACTCCTGTTTAAAGCTGTCAAAAATATCGAAAGGGCTACTTACACCAAATAATTCAAAAGCGTCGATAACCTCACCGTTAACATCTCTTAATTCTACAGTATATTTGTCTTCACCGGGTCGATTTTCTTCTATCAGTTTTAGAAACTTACGCATGTATATATTTATGGAAGTAACGAGAGTTTTATATTTATATTTGATAGAAACTCCGCTTCAATTTGCTGTAATTCATATCTTCGAAGGAAAAGTCTAAACTTATAGAAAGATACTGCTGACGTATCCTTCTTATTAAAAGATAAGTAGTCTCTTTCTTCCAAAAATACATTAAAATCCTCTTCACTATACGTAATATTGGTAGGTAAAGCATTAAACAGTCTCTTAACTAGTGTATGTTCTATAGAACTACCGTCAGTCTTGTAGTAAAACCATTTTTTAGTCTTGTTTTTTGAGCAAACCTTAATAAGCTCTTTAACTATGAAGTGAATTCCGAGCTTGTTTTTGTCTTTTCTAGTTAATTTAAGCTCGTTTTCAGTTATATACAACAGATATTCATTAAAGGACCTTGCTAAACACTGATTAAGATTAATAAAGATAAAACCACGTACAAGATCACTTACGCCTTCCGATTCTGACGTTAATAATTCCGTTGTAGTAGTCATCTCTTAGCAATACCTCTTCTTCAAATTGTAGTTTAGTTTCATGATAACTCAACTCCCACTTTGAATCACACCATCTGAGGATTTCAAACTTAAAATTACCCTTTCCGAGTATTCTTATATGCTCATTAAGCTGGTTTGATGAAGATGTATATGTTTTCCAATCAGTTTCTATTTCTACGCGTCGTTTATTCTTTTTTCCCTTTAAAGGCGGACGCTTTCTAATAGACTTACACTGTTTCTTACCAATATACTTTTTATCATTAGTAAGATTTGTTATCTTATAAATGAATCCATAAGGTAGGTCTGTACTTTCTTCCAGGACCCCCTCCCAATGTCCTAAATCTACCACTTTTTACATGACCAGTAACCAGCAGAGAACTTATCCTTCTTCTGATCACACTTATGTCTTGCTCTAAAAGACTTTCTACGCTTTGGATTGCTCTTTTTAATCTTCATATTCGGATCTCCAAAACGAACAATCTTTTCTTTACCATCTTTACAAGCTTTAACAACAAACTTCTTAGAACCACCAGATGTACGACGAGGGCTGTTACACTTCATACGATCCTTATCGACCTTTTCAGCGTCTTCTGCTGGAGCTTCTTCGTTTTCTTCTCCCGTAGCGAAATTTACCCCTTTATTCTTTTTATTATTTCTTTTTTTTTCTTTTTTACCGCCGGTCGTCCCCTTACGTGTTTGAACCTTTCCAAGAGGTTTATAGATTTTAGCATCACCCGGTTCATATGTATCTCCAGAGCTAATATTTTGAGCAGCAGCATTTGGACCGTAAATTGTATGCATAGTTGGTCCGTCTCCAAATACACCCCCAGCGCCAGCAGTCATTCCACCGCCGTCACCTTCTTCTTGTAACATTTTTAAAAATAAGCTTTCAAATTTGCCGGTTGATTCCATGCTACTTATATTTATAATATATAGATGGAATTGCTAAAAAAGTATATTGAAGAGATTACAAAAGATCTTCAATTAGATGACTTTAATATTAAAGAAGCGCAGATGAGACTACCCGCTCGTAAGCATTTCTGGGTAGCGCGATTAATAGAATCAAAAATTAAACGCAATTCGTTGTTTAGAGATAAAAAGCAGCTTAAAAAAGAAGTAGTAAAGAAAGTTATATCCGATTCTCCGGTGAGAATTAGCCAATCAGCAGCAGAATCAGCAGCAGAACGTCATGAGTCTATTAGCAAGTTGAATGTATCTATTTCAGAACAAGACGCTATTATCGAATATCTTGAAAAAGTGGAAAAGATAATGGGTCAAATGCACTGGGAAATAAAAAACATTATTGATATTAATAAAATGGAGCAACTTTAATGCTTACTTTCGATTATAGCCCTGGAAAGAGAAAAATTCAGTTAAAAACTGACGACACTGACCTATTTGATCGACTAAGAGAGCATTTTAGTGTCGAAAATGAAGGTGCTAGGTTTGCTAGATATAGAGGTAGATTTGCGGCTCGTCGTAAATATGCAATAACAGGTACCGGAGCATGTGAAGTAGGGCTATATTGGGAAATTCGACAGTATCTTATAAGCAATCAGATTAAAATTGATGTCGAAGTTACTGATAAACTACAAAAAGTACTCAAAGTCGGTAGAGATATTGACATTTATAAAGATTTCACCTTAACTCTAAGGGAATATCAAGAAGATGTTATTAAGAGAGCACTAAAACTTGGTAGAGGTACGTGTGTTTTAGGTACCGGCGCTGGTAAAACACTTACAACTGCCGCTCTTATTGAGAATTACTTTAGATCCTGCCCAGATAAAGACACTTTTAAGTGTGTCGTGCTGGTTCCTGACTTAGGACTAGTAACACAAACGTATGATGAGTTCATGAACAGTGGTACTACCTTTAAACTTACTAAGTGGACGGGTAAAACAAAGCCAGACCTTACAGCTAACGTTGTTATATGTAATATTGGCATAGTTCAAAGTCAGTTTGATACGAATGATTGGTTAAAGTATGTAGATTTACTTATAGTTGATGAGTGTCACAAGATAAAAGCGTCAAACAAGATTAGCAAAATAGTATCTAAGATTACAACACACAACAAATATGGGTTTACAGGTACACTTCCGGAGAATAACTTAGATAAATGGTCGATTATAGGTAAACTAGGACCTGTAATATATGAAAAAACTAGTTATGAGTTAAGATTAGAGGATTATTTGGCGAATGTTAATGTAAAGGTGTTAAATCTTGAGTATAATACACCTCCAAGATACCTTTCTGACAATGCCTACAGGGAAGAGTTGGATTTTTTATATGAAAGCCCGTTTAGAAATGAGTTTTTAACGAAACTATGTGAAAAGCTTGAAAACAACACATTAATACTGGTTAATCACATAAAACACGGTGAATTATTGATGGATTACCTTACTACTCTTAAAAATAAACAGGTATACTTTATTAGAGGTGAGGTTGAAGTGGAAGAACGTGACAAAATTAAGAAAATCATGGAAAAAGACGCTAATGTGGTGTGTGTAGCTATTAGTGCCATATTTTCGACAGGTGTTAACATTAAAAATCTCCATAACATCATTTTCGCATCGGGAGGTAAGTCTTTTATACGAACAGTTCAGTCAATTGGTAGAGGACTTCGTAAACATGCTTCAAAGAATAAGCTTATTATATTTGACATATGCGATCGATTAAGATACGGTATAAGACATTGTGAAAAACGTAAAGAGATTTATGACAGAGAGAAAATAAAGTATACCGACACTAATATT